GCACTGTGAACATCAATAATGTGATGGAAGCGGGGAACGTTGTTTACAACGCCGCGATTCCAAGTGCCGGGAACATTAGACCGATCAGTATGTCGGTGGTCCCGAACAAGTGGCTCGGTAGGCCACTGCATGATGATGTGCTGAAGGGGACGTCAACGTCGTCACCGTTTGAGCAAATCAACTTTTGGGTGTCGGATTATGCTATTAATCCGGCGCTAGGATCCACGGTACTTTGTATTGCGGATCTGGAGTTTACAACTCTATTCACGGAACCGAAGGTTCCGATCGAGTCGTAGACTCGCCTTCCCTGCGGAGCAGGGTGGGCCTCCCACCTGCGTAGCAGGTGGGAGCAAAATTATGCGTAAGTTTGCTCAAAAAACGTTTATAAAACAAAAAAATTACAATGCTTTTAACGTGTCGAGCGTGTCAACGGTTGCCACAGACACAGCCGCAGCAGTGGCATGCGGGGTGAGGTCCTGGTTCGCCCACGTTGTCAAGGGCTGCTTGCCAGTCCCAATTATAAATCGGGTCATCCGTCGCCACATCTGCTCGTCCATTTGCTTCCAGACGGCGGTCGGGTGATGGATCGAAGTCAAAACCACTATCCGTGGGACTAAAGACACCGGATCGCCATATCTCACGGGACCAAGGCACTGTGGCTTGTCGACGATGCGCAGTATCATGTCGTACGGGGGACACATGTCGCACGACAGGTTGTCGAACAGGATCAGTTCTTGATCCTTGTACCCGTTGAATGTCACGTGACCGCTCTGTGGAAGTCCCACTACGTAGCTGGAGTCTGGCGCGAGTGACAGAGCCATCGTGGTTTTGCCGATCCCAGAATCGCCCATCAAATAAATGAGTTTGGGAACTGGCCGGCTGGTCAGTGAGCCAACTTGCAGGTTCTGGTAAGTGGTTAAATCTCTGCGCAGATTGCTCAGCCCGAACAGCAGTTCGGGACTGGCGACAACAGCGTCATGGAGAGTGACCTTACCAGTGATTAGATCCTCGCCAATCATTCGCTTCCTGCCGTGCCGTTGGCCTGCATCTCTGCGCACGTTAAGGTCGCCCCATTGGATGAAGTCGTCCTCTTTAGCGCAGTAACGTGCCCAGTTGTTGGAACTGCGACACGCTTGATAGTTGCCGTGTTTGGTGAAAACATGGTCGAGCGTGGCGTGAGAGATGCAGAGTCTGCCGGATCGATCAGCTCTAGCGTCGTCGATCTGCAGCAAGCAGTGCAGATGCCAGGCACCGTCCTGGTGTTTTTCGCGGGCGACGAGGCCGCCCAAGACAACGTGGTCGTCCAGTTCCGCGCCGATTCTGTCTTTAAACCAGTGCAAACTTGGTTCAGAGTCAGCGGAACAGATACGCGGTATAGTGATTGCCAGGAATCTGGTGATGCGTACACTGGCGCGGGCTTCCGCGTTCCCTTTAGAGCCTGGCGCTGGGGGCAGGGGTACTTGCGTATCGGGGCTAAACACTGGCATGGCCTGTGCTGCTGGCGTCTCTTCGTCGGATGAGGTGTCTGTGGCGATGACAATTCCGGTGTGCTCGACAATGTCGGTTCCGTCGTCGTCGATGAATCCCTCATCGTCTGAGTTTTCTTCGGAGATATCGTCAGATTCTTCGGCGTTTTCATCTATGGCTTGATCAAGGATGAAGGAGCGGAAAGATTGCGAGGTGTTACGTTGAGCCGACATTAGAAATAGTGATTAACCCTTTCAATTAGATAGGGTTACGAATATTCGTATCACTTTTCGTATATTGTTCTATTACCTTTACTCGTGTTCACGACTTTCACAGGTTTACCCCATATACGGGTTCACCCCGAAACAAAAGCGTGATAAAACAATGATGATGGGGGGTGTGGGGGGCGATAGCCCCCTGCGTTAAAACATGAGCTGGGATTTTAGGCGACGTAAAACGGCGTCCAGACGTAGCGAGAAGGCGGTTGCCTTGGGGACCCTCGTGTGCAGCATGAGGGGTAACCGCGTTGGAGCGGCAGTCGGACGTTGTTTGGAGGAGACGCAGAGGAACTCCCAAAAGCGCGGCATCTTGCTCCCTTTCCCGATTTATGGGGTTCCCCTTGCAAGGGGTCGGAGGGAACGGGTGCTGATTCAGATAAGCCGAGCGGTCGTATTGATTTGGGAACTCCGTAAACGCGAAGCTAATATTACTACGGAGTTCAGCCTCCCAGCCTTTTTTTAATTTTTTCATTATGTTTCATTCAGATAGCTACGCAAACATAAGAATTGTGTTTGCTTATATCTTAATTACGTTTGTTATTTGTTTTTTGATCACGTTGTAAAATGGTGAAGCGTAAGCTTGCTTTTAGTGATCGTCGAAAGACGCGCACGACCAGGACACTGGCGCGTGCGCCCGCGTCAAGTATGACGCGTAATTTTCAACGTGTGGCGCCCATTTTCAGAAATGTGCGTGCGAACATGCCGCTGTCCTTTACGTCTAAACTTAAGTACCACGCAAGTTTTACGTTGGCGGCCGGCGTGGCGGCCGCCGCTACGCACGTATTCAGCGCGAACAGTTTGTTCGACACTGATGTCACCGGTGGTGGACATCAGCCTCGTGGCTTCGACCAAATTATGGCTATGTACGATCACTACGAGGTGATCGGGGCGAAGATCACGGCGTTAATGGATAATCCGCCTGTGGATACTATTTTCGCTATACAGGTGCGTGATAACGCAGCTGGCACTGTGAACATCAATAATGTGATGGAAGCGGGGAACGTTGTTTACAACGCCGCGATTCCAAGTGCCGGGAACATTAGACCGATCAGTATGTCGGTGGTCCCGAACAAGTGGCTCGGTAGGCCACTGCATGATGATGTGCTGA